TAATGTCCACTTTTTCAAGGTTATGAGAACCAACTTTGCGAACATCGGTAAATTTTTCAGTATGAGGAAACCGAATCGATAGAAGTTTCTGGCAATATTCATCAATTTCGACTTGCCACTTGGTTTCGATACCCGCCCACTCAAAGCCAAGATCAATCCCGCCGATTCCGCTGAACAGACTTCCGTGCGTTACTTTCATTCTTCATTTCCAATGCTTCGTTATATTTTTTCTTCAATTTTCTTATTTCTGTTTCCGGTTTCTTTTTACGGATCGCCCGTAACCACAACCCTTGTCGCGTTCTCAAAAGCCAGTCTATTGTTTGCATTTCGGACATATTTTTTTATTATTTTTGATTCCTATTTTCGGGAAGTCATCATAATAATCTGCTTTTTTGTTATTAAAAAACGGCGGTTGCCATGCAGTATTACATTCCGGGCAAAGAAAAACACGCTTATCTGTTCTTTTAGCACAAGATTTTTTCTGGCTCTTTTTGTTTATCCTGGATTGACCTGAAACGTGCTGATCTAATCCGGCTATGACTGCTTCCAATACTTTCATGCTGAAGCCTCATATTGTGGAACAAGTTGTGCGCGACATTCCGGGCAGACTCCCACAATCCCTTTTTGCGATTTTCTTTTATAGTGTCCATTCGGACAGGCAATTATAATATCTTCTTTTATTTCTATTTCTTCCGTTGCGCTTTGAAACTGCTCATTCCTTAACCAGTTTCTAAATGCTGCTTTATAATTCTTGTAATTCTTGCCGTGCATTTTTAGATAATCTTTAAATTTTAGAAATTCTTTTTTGACATTGCGGTTTTTAAAATCGGTTTGATATGTTTCAAGCGAATCTTCGATTTCTTTTAATTGAACTTTTTTGCTCTTTTTTTCTTTATTTTTAACCTTATCCAACTCCAGTTCTTTATATTGTTCTTTATCTTTAGCCCCTTCCAGACTTTTACAAGCCCCTTGTTCAACTTCATTAAGCCCCTTATATAATCCATATTTTGTTAAAATTTTAATTACAGATAAATGCGCTCTGTTTGATTTATTCAATTCTCCATATTGATAAACGATAAATTTCGGAACAAACCATTTACCAGGTTTGAAGGCAACTATCTTGCGATTAAACGTATCTAATATATCTGATTCATCAAGTTCTACCTTTAGTTGAAAAGATGCTCTTTCAACGTCAACGTCCCATATTCCGGCATGGTCGCAATCTGTTAACAAGTAAATCCAAAACAATTTCATATTAGGATCAAGTTGCCTAATCCATTTTTTTCTAAATAACCCGGTATCGATGAATCGTTTAGCCAACGAAATTACCTTCCGCTATTGCCCGGATGATTTGGAAAAGCATGAACCACGAAAAAACCTTTATAGTAATCCAAGCAAAACGATCAAACTGGTTTTCCTGTTTGCGGATGTATTTCAATCTTTTCATCTTTTTTCTCCTTTGGTTTAACTTCTTTAATGTCCCAATTCTTCGCTTCGTAGCGGCGAATGGTTTTGGTGAAATGACCATCGTTATATTCAACCTGATCTTTTGGAACGATTATCGCCATTGGTTCACCTTCAAACGGGGGATAAAAATAAAATATTCTATACTTCATAAGGCTTGAATTTATGGTATGTGAACATAATCAATCTAAACTTGCCCGAAGTGTATCAATGACTTCTTGAACGGATTTAGATTCATCCTGTATTCGGTCAATGGTTATTCCCATTTTGCCGTAATCTTCTTTTACTTTTTTTGCTTGGCGTTCCATTCTTTTCGTAAGGCTTTCAATAGATTCTCCATTTGTGTTACCGATAGGTGATTCAATCCAGGGCGGTCGCCGGAAAGTCTTTTCTTGATCTGAAGGACTTTTTTCCATCCCATCAAACTTTGTGCGATCGCCACTTTTTTTATTAGAATTTGCCATTCGTTAGTTTTCCAATTCAAGTTCTTTTGCTTTTTCTATCTTTTTGCCTTTTTCTATCTTTTTGGTCAGCATATCAATCGTTGTGTGCGCGGAATCTATAGTGTGTCCTTTTGGATCGACCAACCAACCTTCTGCGGAAATTCGTTGTTCACCAGTTATATGATGCGATTGGATTAATTCCCTAATTTTCTTTTCTTGGTCAACGGTCATCATTGCATTTTGCTGATGTATTGTGTTTTTGACTTCAGTTAATGGCTTTGGTTTTTCTGATTCACCAGGTGGCAAATCTTCTCCGGCATAGATATACAAGCCCAATCCGTGCAAACTGATCGCTTTAGTTAAACATCTCATTATTGATGTATTGATTTGAAAAGCATTGGGTGATTTTATAGCGTTGTTTTTGTTATCTAAAACAGGGTGTACTTGTGTCATTTCAATACCTTCAGCAATTACAGTTACTTTTACAAAATAACCAGATTCGGTTTGTTGATATGGTTTTTCATTTCCTTCTGTTCCCCATTCGTGTATGATCCAATAAGCCTCTGGTGAAACTTTTTTTAATTCAGATACCGCCCAAGACCAAGATAAATATGTAAACATTCCCTTTTTCTCGGTGTATTTAGATACATTTATTTGACTTAATCTTTCAAATAAACTTTCTTTTTTTACTGGCATATTATTCCTCTCCTGTTATTTGGGATTTTATTTTATTTGTGATGTTAATTTTACGTTTATTCGGTTCAAAAATTGCAGATGCCAATACCGGATCGTGATCTTTATATTCTTTAAATCTTGATTGAATGGCATCAATAAATTGTTTTTCGTTATTTCCAAAAGCGTTTACAAAATAAAAGGACTCGCAACCCTCAACCCGGATTTCTGCCCAATATTTTTTATGATAATATTTAAAATCCTGGTTCATCATTTTAAATTATTTAATCCTTGAAAGAATTTCTTTTCAAAAGTCATCCAATCTTTTATAATGCTGACCGGTCTACCAGGTGAAACTTTATAACCGTTTTCTTTAGTCGTGCCAACTGGCCTTCCAAGTTTCTTTATTGGCGAATTTAGCAAATCAACGTCTACCCATTTTTCACGCCAAGGATACCAATGTTTCATATTTATCCCTTTATTTATCCAATGATTTTTTCCGTTAAATCTTCGCCGCAATCTTCACAGATCAAAACAGATTCGCCGTCCATTTTTTCGGTTATTACGGTATTATGCGGACATTCATATTCATCATTTTTCAAATCTTCATAATGTTTATCCGCTGCAAACCAGTTTTTTTGTTCTGCCATTTCTAAATAATATTCGCCTGTTCGACTCATTGGTCAGCCTTAACCCCTTCGTTTATTCTTTTCATCAATTCATCATAAGAATTAATATTTTTTAAGTCATCCACTAATTCTTTTTTTGTATTCTCCTCTGCTATAAGAAAACCATCAACACTTACAGCTTCCCACACTTTTATCATATCTTTACTATATCCTACATAACCAGTATTATTAATACCACCACGCACATGAATCCATCGCATTGAGTATTTAATTAGTTCACCAAAAAGTGTGATGCTATACTTTTTAGTGGGTTGTCCCATTTTATAATTCCATAGTTGCGGCTGATTCATTATTTACCTTCTGCTCTGGCTATTTCTGCTTTTATCCATTTTTTTTGTCATTATAAGAAATTGATTTACTGCTTCAACGTGGTCTGGACAAGAATATCCTATTATAACAGTTTTAACACTTTCTTTAGCATTAATTGTATCATTTTCATCTACTATTTTTACTTCTACTTCAGCATCATTAAATTCATATTCTGAAGATTTATGACATCCGTCCCAATGACATTCTGGGATATTTATTTTCTTTGTTTCAATCATCTTTTTCCTCTTTAATGAAACCGCCTTGACCGAAGGTTCGGCAATAGGCGAGGAATTAGCCTCAAGGCGGTTAGATTTTGTTATTCCTCTTTGCATTGGGTTATTTATCTTCTTCACCAAAACTAAACGATGATGCCCAATTACTTACATCGTTTTTAAACTGTTCAACAATAACATCTAAAGCATCGTGTAATTCCATCAATTTTTCTACATCTTTTGGTGTTGCTTTTCCGTCAGTCATTTTTTGACCAATCATAACGATACTTTCAGACATTACTTTGAAAGTACATCCATCACTTACTATTCTTTTTGCAGATTCATCTTCTACAATTTTTTTCCATGTATTATTTGTTAACATTATTTTATTCCTCTTATAATGATACCGGGACGAAAATCGATGGTTAATACGATTGTGGAGAGAACGCCACTAAAGGATCGCCCCGGTGAAATGTTGTATGAAATCGTATTAACCATGCCCCAAATGTCGATGATTTGAACACCAATGTCAACACTTATTTTAAAAAAACAACACGCCGTATAAAGCCATATCGTTTCCCTGTCGATAATATACCTATTTTATGCAAAAAACCCCCATATTCGGCAAATATGAAGGTTTTAAAGGTATTGTGATCTAAATGGTAAGGTCGTTTTACGGCTATTATTTCCCGTTTCTGAAAGAACGCAATAAATCACGATTCAATTCTTGGATTTCGTCTTTCGTTTCTTCCATCGCTTTTGTGATCTGGTCTTTCAAATTATCCATGCGGCGGTGCATCGCAACAACCTTTGAATCAACTTTAATGAATTTGGCAATTAGCGTAATACATAAAACCGCAAGGATCGCGGAAACGCCCAGACTTTCGATAATACTTGGATCAATCATTGAAATAATCCCTGTTGCTTACAATTAATGTTACCATACTTACAATAGTCATAATGAATAGGAATTTAAATACATCGATCACATTACCATCCTATTCCAAATACAAATGCGATTGCGGTCCATATTCCAAACGCGACTAAAAACCTCGCATATAGATTTCCAAATTTTTGATTCAATTTAATTCAACTCCATTTAAAAAAACTTTATCTACTTCGTATCCAGTTTCTTTTATCAATTCAATAGTTTGTTTCAAATGTGGAACTACTTTGTAATTTTTATTGATTGCAACTTTAACTATTTGATTTTGTATATCTACAAAAATACTCTGTTCATCTGTAAATGGTAGTTTACCAATTCCTTTGTTTAGTCCGTGTGCGCAAAAACTACAAACTAAACCCTTGACCTTAAATGTTAGCGTGTCAGATTGACCAGACAAAGCACCAATCATTAATAAGACTAAAAGTGTCGCATATAGATTTCCGAATTTCTGATTCATTAAAATTCTTCTTCAACGGTTAAAGATATATTGTATAAGTCCGGGGCGACTTGTGCCATGTCTAAAGAATTGTTTGCGAATCTGGCAAAGATATGTTCCGACTCCGCATCCGCACCTTCCGATCCAGAATCAATCGAAAAGATAAATGGAAGATGATTGCCGTTAGTCATATTCCAAACATCGGAAACAAAATTATCATCCGCTGAAATAGTACGATATTCGTCTGGCATCATATTAGCCGCACTTAAAAAACTAAAGTTCATATCATAAATAATTCGTCCACCATAAGAATCATATCCGTTGGAAGCAGTTGTGAACGGCGATTTGGATGTACTTGATGCAGTTCTTCCAAAGGTCTTTAAATTACTGAATCGTTGTCCACCGTTTGATTCTTGTAAATCGTTCATTCTGTTATAAGAAATCATCCGGGTTACATTCAAATCGGGTGCGTGTGGCATATCAAAATATTCTCCAATTAAGATACTTCCCACAAATAAATCAGTCGATCCAAATTCATTACCGCCATCGCCTTCAAATTGGATTCCCCAATATCGCAATGCTGACTCTGCAAAGGTAACTATTGTGCTTCCGTCAGCACCTGGTGTAATGATATTGGTTGATGCTGCCCCATTTACCACGTTAGTACAACTTGGAGATAAAGTAGCACTTCCCATATCAACGGTTGTAACGTGAGATTCTGTATTACTTGCATTAATTCTTATTTTTGCATCTGCCGCATCTGTATTATGATTTAAAATTGCTACAAAAGATTTTACGGTTGATGTGCTTTGTGTATCTATTGTAATTAAAACTTGGCTATCTGGATCACCTGAAGTGTCAAAATCCACCTTATTTAATGGATTCATGTCAAATAATTCTGCTTCTGTTCCCGTTTGTATTCCTCGACTTGCGCTTGTGCCAGAACCACCGGTTGCTTTTACATCAAAATTTCCATTTTGTGCTAAACCTCTGGACATTAGATACGAAATTTGATCCGTATAAAATCGTGGCGTTCTAATATTCATATTTGCCATTATGATACCTTTATTGCTTTAATTGAGCAGCCGTTAACCCGTTTAGTAATATCTGAAACGATAAAATAACCCGCCATTGCGCTGCCATAAATTTTTAAACCCGCATCCCAATTACTAAAATCTATTATGTCCCCGATTTCCAAGTGATTATATTTTGGACTCATACAACTAAAATCAACTGTATTTTTTCTATCTTTCATTACTTCCAAATATGCTTCTGCCAGTTTCGTTGCCGTTGTTGAATCCAACACTTCATTCGCATCGATTTCATATTTCATTGTTTGGTTATAGCCGTTTACTGTCGTTCCCTGTGAAGTTGAATCGGTTGCGGTTGCTTCTGAAAGATTTTGTTTTGCCCCGTAACTGTGATTGTATTTAACCAAAATAGAATTTTTAATATCACCAAGCGATGTTTTCCCGATCTTATCTAAAGTAACATCACGAAAATCAACGGTTTGATCTGACGAAGAATAATCATCGGTCCGGCGCAATGTCTTGATCTTGAACTTTCCGTCCCCACTTATAAACACATAAGACAAACAAAGCCGTCCAAGACGTTCAAGCATATCTTTTGAATCGATAAATTTATATTGTGAAAAAGCAAACTTTACATCACCGACTGCATCTTCATATATGTCGCCCAGGTATCCACTACTTGTATTTCCAGAAGTATCAAAGGAAGCATGATCGATTTCATCTGAAGTTAATCCGCTGATAATATAACCTTCGCCACTTGCCATAATATTTGCATCAATACTTAATGTCGTTCCGCTATCTCTTGCCGTAACCATTGCGCTTGTTTTGTCAGTTAGATTATAAACAGTCTGTCCAACAATGCTTGTAGCAAACGATGCGCCGGAATCCACTAATTTATTTGAAGTTGTGCTTGTTGCCGATCCCGAATAAAGAACACCTAATTCAGATCGTAAAATACTTTCAATAATAAATACAGGATTTTCAATTAACGCATCTTTATT